TAGCGACATGATGACCGTTGAAATAACAGGTACGCCGACGCTCGACAGCGTGATAACGGTTGCCGACCTCAAAGAACATTTGCGCGTTGACCACAGCGACGAAGACACGCTAATAACAAGCCTGCGCGCGGCCGCTATTTCGTGGATCGAGGACTATTGCAATACGCGGCTGGGCGACGTTACGGCCGTGGGCTACCTCGACTTTTTTTATAACGCGCGGTTCCCAGTCGGGCCGGTGAACTCGATTTCTTCAGTCACGTACACCGACGCGAATGGCGACACGCAGACGCTGCCCGCAGCGAAGTATTGGTACGACATTAAAACGAAGTCGGCGCGCATCACCTTCGACAACGTGCCACAGCTTTACGACGATACATTTCACGCCGTACAAATCAATATGAACGTAGGGTACGCCGAAGACGACGTACCCGAACCCGTTTTGCACGCGATCCGTTTACTCGTTGGGCATCTGTACGAGAACCGCCAGCAGGTAACGCGCACCAAGCTAAACGAGTTGCCGTTAGGTATTCATTCCCTTGTTTCACCGTACCGCAATATTTTAGCTGTATGAGGTTTGGCACAATGGACAGGCGAATAACGTTGCAACGCGCTACGTTGGCAGCAAATGCGTACGGCGAACGCGCGGAAACGTGGGGTACGCTGGCGACGGTATGGGCGGAAATACAGTACAAAGAAGGCAGCGGCCGCGAAGCTGTACAAAGCGACCAACTTTACAGCCGGCAACCGGTGCATTTCATTATTCGTTATTCGTCCGACGTTAGCGGCGTACGGCCCAGCGACCGCGTAAGCTACAACGGCGATATTTATGAAATTGAAGGCGTGCAGGAAATCGGGCGCGCGGAAGGCTTAAGAATTGTAACCAGCTTGCGAGGTGAATAATGGACGATATGCAACGACAATTGCGAAAAATCGAAAAGCGTTTAGATCGCGCTGCGCGGTTTGGAAGCATCCAGCACAAAGAACTGAAAAAGGTAAATCGTAAGGCGGCGCGCGTTTACGTACCTATTCAGCGAGCCGAGATTACAAATTACCCTGAGGACATTATAATAAAGCGCAGAAAAAAAGGCGGCGGCACGACAAAAACAATCGTACGTAGCGGCCAATTGAAAGCGTCTATTGGCGTTTGGTTTAGCAAGGGAAGCAATACCGCCATAGCTGGGCCGCGAGTCAATCCGGGCGGCAGCAAACGCTTTAAACGCAAAGTTCGCGAAAGCGCAGACGGTTGGTTCGCTCACATCGTAGAAATGGGCGCACGGCCTTCGCAGATGGAGAAAGGAATGATACCCGGCCGACGTGGGGCACGCTTAAAGACCAAAAACACGGGCGCATTCAAGCGCGGTTTGACCTTAGCGCAACCAGCGGTAAAAAAAGCGCAGGTAAGTTTGTACCGAAGCGAGTTTAAACGATACATGAAATGACTGTAGGAAAAGCGATATACTACCTTTTGACCAATGCGACCGACGTAACGGACGTAGTAAGTACGCGCGTTTACCCGGAAATAGCGCAGCAGGATGCCGATTTGCCCTATATCGTTTACGCCATTGCCAACAACGAGCCGACCGATACGAAGCCCGAACCGTCGAAGCTCGATACCGCGCAAGTTGAGGTTAATATTTACTCGCAAAGCTACACGGAATGCATCGACTTAGCAGTAGCCGTTCGCGCTGCCCTCGACCGCGTGAAGGGTACGTACAACGGCGTAAACGTGCAAAGCATCCAGTACCTAAACGAAGTAATCGACTTCGACGAACCGCAACGCGCTTACAACATTAACGCCGACTACGACGTACGTATAAGCCGCAGCGGTTTTGAAATTGCGCAAGGTTCACCCATTACCGGCGTGGAGCTTGGCGAGCTTTCCGATGTAGATGTAACAGGCGTCACAAACGGGCAACTAATCGCATACAACAGCACCACGGGCAACTGGGAAGCGGCAGACGACGCGGGCGGCGCGGAAACGCTGGACGATCTTACTGACGTAGATGCGAGCGTACCGTCAGCGGGGCAGCTCCTTGCTTACGGGCAGGACACTTGGCAAACCATAGACCAAGACGAATTAACCTTGCCAATTAGTAGCGTCACGGGATTGCAGACGGAGCTAAATACCATACCTGACAATATTGACGATCTCGACGACGTTAAGATAGTTGGCACGCCTAGCGAGGGCGAAGCGCTTGTATACACAAGCGGCTTTTGGTCGCGCGGCACGGCGGGCGCTTCGACGCTGGACGAATTAGACGATGTGCAAGTACCAACGCCAAGTTCAGGCGCGGTGCTGCAATACAATGGCGCATACTGGGCGGCATCTGCTTTGTCTATTCCTTCCGTTCCCAACACGTACTACCACCAACGTTATAGCTCAGAAGCTGGCACATTGCGTTCAGGCGCTACGGAAACGGTCGAACTGTACTATACGGCACAAGCGGACGGCGACGGGTTAAGCGAATCGGCGTCAAGCGACACGCCCACCAGCGGTTACGATATTCGGCGAAAGTTGTGGTACGCTGAGAAAGCGCAGGCCGACCCCGACACGTCAGCCGATTGGACGCAGTTTACAGCCATCGCCGACAATACGACATTCAACAATGCGAAGGCGGCTTTGCTTGCTTACCTGAAGGAACGCACGGGCGGCACGGTTCCGATTAGCCTAAAGATGACGTGGGAGGAGGTAGCGCAAGCGCCCGCGTTTACGGGTCTCTTAAATGAGAGCTACGGAAGCGGAGCAGAGGCGGCGTACTCCACGCGGCGGCTGAACGGCAACGTAACCGAATGCATGGTTATCCGCAGGGCATCGGATTCGACGACGACTACGATAGGCTTTGTAGATGGAGACATCGACGAGAGCGCGATAGAAACGTTTTGCACGGGTACGACGTGTACCGTGGTAACGTGGAAAGACCAAAGCGGAAATTCAATAGATGCAAGTGCGGTGACGGAAGGCACAATATATGATTCAGGAGCTTTAAAAAAGATTAACGGAACGCTGTACATTGACGGCGGAACATATGACGCATCTTTCACAGGAAGCTCAACGGGGCATCTTTTTATGACATTGCAACGTCCAACGGTCGCAACGCCGCGATATATAGCTACTTCGGACAGTACAAACAAATATTACTTTTATGGGTATGACGGCAATACAGGCGGCACAAGTAGCGGCGTAACTGTTAACAGCTACAGATTAAACGGAACTACAGCAAGCTCTGTAAATAGAGATTTTATATGGGATAACACCGAAAGCCAAACACAGGCAACGGTTGACGTTGACGACAGCAGTTTCATAGATAGGCGTTTGTATTTTAATGTTTTTTCGGCTCCTTATTATCAGGAATTTATTTATTATTCCTCGACAAAATCCACCGCAAACCGCAACTCCATCGAATCCAATATAGGCGACTACTTCACCCAAAACACGCCACTGCTCGACACGTACTCAGGGGCGGCGGCTGCTTATTCCTTGCGGCTTTTGGACTCGACGTATACAGGGAGCGCGGTAGAAGTTTACAACGGCTCGAGTTATGCGGACATCGGTTTCAACGTGTTCGGCGAGGTGGATACGGTTGCACTTGCTGCGCATTGCGGAAGTAACGACGGGTTTGTTTCGGTTTGGTACGACCAATCGGGAAACAGCAACGACGCGACGCAAGGAGTGACGGCGAATATGCCGAAGATTTACGACGGGACTACGGGCGTGGTGACGGAGAACGGGAAACCTGCGGTGGAGTTTGATGGAAGCGGTGATAATTTTGTAGCTTCATCCGTTAGCCTTACTCAAGCCGCAACCTCAACAATAGTTGCAAAAACAAACGACTCAAACGTAAATTATTTCTTTGATGGTGACGATAGTACCAATCGTTTATTAGCTTTTCAAAATAGTACGGCTGACGGATTTAGTTTGTTTGGCGGTTCTATTCTTGCATCAGGCACAAAGAACACAAACCAAAACCTGCACTTCGCTTTGTTTAATGGCGCTTCTTCTACCTATCATTTGAATGGAAATTCAATAGCAAGCGGTAACCTTGGTAGTAATTCTGCCGATGGTATAACGATTGGAGCGCGTTATAATGTAGATGGCAACGAATTAAACGGTAATATGCAGGAGCTTATTTTTTGGGACTCGGACCAATCCAGCAACCGCACGAACATCGAGGACAACATCAACACCTTCTATTCAATCTACTGATGCAGTATATCATAGTACTTCCAACCGCCACGCAGACAAGCGAACGAAGAGCGTACCAAATCACGCGAGAACTCTACAACATCTCGCGGCCCGTACTCATTCAGGCAGAAGGCGAAGCGGCTTCCACCGTGTTCGGTATCGTA